AGCAAATCCTCCGCTCAACCCACAACCCCAAATTATTTAAGAGAGACCAATCAGCATGTCTGAAGTCCAAATCACCATCGAACAACTTGAACTGCAACTGGTTTCCTCGAAGGAACAAGTTGAGCTGCGTAATGCTGCCCAACGTCTCTGGGCGAACCGGGATTTCAAGAAAGTAATCCTTGAATCGTTCATGCGCGATGAGTGTGCTCGTTACGCACAGCAAGCTGGTAACCCAGGCATTCCTCACACAGAGCGTGAAGATGCAATGGCAATGGCCATGGCTTCTGGTCATCTGAAGCGTTTCCTGTCCGTCATTATCCAGATGGGCAACAACGCTGAAGCCCAGATTGGTCCTATCGAAGATGCGCTCGATGAAGAGCGTGCCAAGGGTGAGGACGAATAATCATGGCAGGCACTGGTGAAGATATTCTCGCGATGTCCGATGAGGACTTCATGAAAATGCCAGCTCCAGTTGTGGAGGCTCCGACTTCGGAGCCTGCTGCTCCTGCCGCTGATGTGCAAGAACCTGCTCCAGTTGAGCCAGTGGTTCAGCCGAAGGCAGAAGATGTAACTGATCCTGTGGATCAGCCCGCTGTAACCGAAGACGGCAAAGTCACTGACGAACCCGCACCGGCTGTAGTGGAAGATGACAAAGGTACTGATGCTCCTGTAACCGAAGGTCAGTTGACCGACGAACAGAAGGCTACTGCTGCAAAGGATAAGGACAGTGTCCAGACTCCTGCCGCAGAAGCTGATAAGCAGCAACCTGCTGATATCGACTACAAAGCTGGGTACGAAAAGTTGATGGCCCCGTTGAAGGCCAACGGCAAGACGATTGACATTCGCAATCCCGAAGAGCTGATCCAGTTGGCTCAACAAGGTGCGAACTACACCCGCAAAATGCAGGAACTCGCTCCCAAGCGTAAGCTCCTGATGATGCTGGAGAACAACGGCCTCGATGAGAATCAACTCTCGTTCTTCCTCGACTTGAAGAACAAGAACCCTGAAGCCATCAAAAAGCTGTTGAAGGACTCCGGCATTGATCCAATGGATTTGGACACCAGCGTTGAGCCAGCATATAAGCAAGGCAATCACCGGGTAACGGATGACGAAGTGTCTTTCCAGACGACGTTGGACGAAGTTCGTTCGACCGAGGATGGGCAGAAGACTGTTCAGCTCATTCATTCCACTTGGGATCAGGCCAGTAAAGAAGCTCTGTGGACCAACCCTGAGATCATGTCGATCATGCACGAACAGCGTCAGTCTGGGGTTTATGACCTCATTGCCACTGAAGTGGATCGTCAGAAAACTCTGGGCAAGATCGCCACAGGTGTTCCTTTCTTGCAGGCATACAAAGCTGTTGGAGATCAGATGGTTGCTGACAAGAAGTTTGATCATCTTGTTGAAAAGAAAGAGCCACCTGTTCAAACTCCACCTGCCCCAGTTGCTTCCCGTGCAGCGGTTCCGAAAGAAGCCCTTGCCAACAGTGATAAAGCACGAGCTGCCAGTCCAACTCAGGCAACTCAGCGTAATGCTACGGCTGTCATTAATCCGCTTGGTATGTCGGATGAAGACTTCCTGAAGCTGCCACCGCCTCGTTAATAAGGGAATCCCCCAAATGCTGAACTACAACGCACCAAAGGAAGGTCAGAAGTCGAGCATTGACTCGGCCAACTCTGACCAGATGAACACGTTCTACTGGATCAAAAAGGCTCTGATCACTGCACGTAAAGAGCAGTATTTCATGCCTCTGGCTACTGCCATCAACATGCCGAAGAACTACGGCAAAGCAGTGAAGGTGTACGAGTACATCCCGTTGCTCGACGACCGCAACATCAACGACCAAGGCATCGATGCCAACGGTATCACCATCGTCAACGGCAACCTCTACGGTTCGTCCAAAGACATCGGCACCATCGTCGGCAAACTGCCAGTCCTGACCGAGAACGGCGGTCGTGTTAACCGTGTTGGTTTCACTCGTATCGAGCGTGAAGGCTCCCTGCACAAGTTCGGCTTCTTCACTGAGTTCACTCAGGAAGCCATGGACTTCGATTCGGACGACGGCTTGAAAGAGCATCTGTCCACCGAACTGTTGAACGGTGCTGTTCAGCTGACCGAAGCAGTCCTTCAGAAAGACTTGCTGGCTGCTGCTGGTGTTGTCCTGTTCGCCGGTGCTGCTACCAGCAACGACGAGATCACTGGTGAAGTTACCCCGGCTGCTGGCGCTGTGCCTGAGATCCCGGCTTCGGTTCTCAGCTACAAGAACCTGATGCGTGTCGATGCAATCCTGACCGACAACCGTACCCCACGCTCGACCCGTATCATCACTGGTTCCCTGAAAACGGATACCAAGGTGATCTCGGCTGGTCGTGTTGCCTACGTTGGTTCGGAACTGGTTCCTCAGCTGAAAGCGATGACCGACCTGTTCGGTAACCAAGCATGGATCGGTATCCAGCATTACGCTGACGCCGGTACTCTGCTGAACGGTGAGATCGGTTCTATCGATGCCATCCGTTTCGTCCAAGTCCCAGAAATGCTGCACTGGGCTGGCGTTGGTGCTGAAGTCGAAAACAACCCTGGCTTCCACTCCACCACTGTTGGTGGCGTTGAGCGCTACGACGTGTTCCCGATCCTGATCATCGGTGATGACAGCTTCTCCACCATCGGTTTCCAAACCGACGGCAAGACTGTCAAGTTCACCATCATCACCAAGATGCCGGGTCAAACCACCGCCGACCGCAACGATCCATATGGCGAAACTGGTTTCAGCTCGATCAAGTGGTACTACGGTATCCTGATCAAGCGTCCAGAGCGTATCGCGTTGCTGAAAGCTGTTGCACCGATCTAACTGATCGGCACCGGGGGATGAGGAATCATCCCCTTGGTTCCAACCATAAATTCTCAAGGAACACATCATGTCTGAAGCACAAAGCAACGGCTCCGAAGAGCTGAACCAACTGGATGAACTGGAAGTGCTCAAGGCCCGTGCTCGACTGCTCGGCGTTGAGTTCTCCAATAACATCGGTCTGGAAACCCTCAAGGAACGTGTAGCTGCCAAGCTCAATGATACTCCTGCGCCAACTGCTGACACTGCTCAAGCGAACCCGCTGACCAGTCTCACCAAAGATTCCACAGCTGATGCCACGTCTGCACCGGTCAAAGTTCTGACCCTGCGTCAGCATTTGCTGAACGAAAACATGAAGCTGATTCGTGTCAAAGTCACGAACATGGACCCGAAGAAAGCTGACCTTCAAGGCGAGTTCTTCACCGTTGCCAACGAATTCCTCGGCACCATCACCAAGTTTGTGCCTTATGGTGAATCGACCGACGAGGGCTACCATGTGCCCTACTGCATCTACAAGATGCTGAAGGCCCGTCAGTTCCTGCAAGTCAGTTCCCGCAAGAACAAGAAGAGCGGCCAGCTCGACGTATCCCAACAGTGGGTTCGTGAGTTTGCTCTCGAAGTTCTGCCTGACCTGACTGAAAAAGAACTGAAGCAACTGGCAACTGAGCAAGCTGCTTCCGGCCGTATCAATTAAGATAGCGGCAGGCACTTAAAACAAACGGCCCTTGATTGGGCCGTTTTACATAGAGGAAAGAATAATGGCAGGTTGCGGAGCTGAATTAGAAG